ATTTGCTTGTGGTGACTATGCTGAGCCCACATGCGCCTGATTTGGGTGGACATTGACAGCATGAAAGGGTTGTTAAACCTGATGAGTGAGGGTCAAACGCTGAAAGCGCACTCTCATAAGGGCTAACTCTGACAGTTAGCCTTTTGAAAGCAGGATCTCTGAAGCCATTAGAGTGTGATTAGAACGTAGCTATACCGTCCGATCTGCGATGGTACCAACTTATTTCTCGAAGTATTGTTGCTGCATGCATTTGCACCAACAATATGGGTCTGAGGAGATATGGAGTGGGAGATATAGTGAAGTTCTGACGAACGGAGTGGAACAGTGTGAGAATGTGAGTAAACCAGTTTAGTGTGGGGAAGATCTGGCTAAAACTTTGAGGTCATGGACAGTATGAAAGGATACACTTTAAGACAACCAACATGAACACGAAATTACCAAGTAACGAGGTTGTACTTACGTCGGATGGAAGAGGAAACAAATTTGTGGATATGGTAGAGACCATAGCAGATTTGGTTTCTGATGTGAAGGAGAGATTTGTGAAAACGTTTAGTGCCCGGAACCAGCCGGGATCAAACACTAGTTCGGTAAACAATGAGAATCCAACACAAACAAGAATACTCATTAACAACCAATCTGATTACGGTTTCCCAGACCGTGACTACAGTGATCCATCTGTAGTCAAACTGGAGGCTGCAATGCTTAATTTTAGGTGCAGCTGCGGACATACCATTGTTTTGATGGTTGATTCCGTCCAAGACGTTCCTTGTGTCTTGAAGAAGGGGATGATATTTTTATCACCGACTTTGTTGCAACGTGCTGTTGTACTAAAGCAAACCTGTGAAACGCGGGGTTTCACGATGGTTAGAGAAGGGGATGATTTGATTTGTTTTTGTGGATGTAGTAATGATCAGCTAAATGGCTCACACGGAGAAGAAACTAACTCCGATGATTTTTATGCTGTCGAAGTTATATTTGAAAGTAATCTGAATAAATACTATCAAGGAGTTGTTGAATCAATACAGCTCGCTATTGAATTAGTAGAATTGAAGGGTTTCTCAAAATGTGAATTAGGCTGTCATAAATTTTATGTGTCGAGATTACCTTTAGCGAGAGGGTCAATGTCCGACGGAATCAAACCCCAGTTTATCCGCATTTTCTTTACTCGAAATTTGAAACGTAAGGCTATTGAAATTTCTAAATCGATCTTACTTTACACAAAGCATGTGGGTGCATGGTGTGAAGTAGTGAGAGCGAATGATGGTATCCGAATCATCATTAGAGATTTAACTAGTACGGGTTCGAATTCACAACTAAATGGTGTTAATGGAGAGGTGACAAATTCAGACGATATGGTCTGGAACACCCGACAACAAGTTGTGTTACCTATGAGTACTATAATGCAGGAGACAAAGAAGGAAAGTCTTAAAGAAGCTCATGAGACAAAATATCGAAAGATGAGAAAAGGTGCTTACGTGGAGAGAGTTGGGAAAGACGATGGCTTCATGCTTATGAATGTTTACACAGGATTATATTCAGCTAAAATTAGTGAATATAAAACAATCCTTACAACAGACGGTGCATGTGGTCGGAATGTTCTTGCTTTCTTCGGTGAACGTGATATTGCTGAAAAGGTGTGGTTAAGTGACATCTTTCAAGTTTTACCTTTATCTTATGGTATTGTTTCTAACGACATAGCCTACTCAAGGTTCGAACGTTGCAGACGATTTTTAAAAATCGAAGAAATGCACGTTTCCATTGTGCAAAAGACAATGCGACTGAACCCAAGGTTTGTTGATAAAGAGTTTGCTGATTGTTTAGTTTATGGTCGACCAAAGAATATTGATACTAAAACACCAATTAAAATTCCTGTCTGGGATGTTGACACTGAAATAACCTGGGATAAAGCAAGGTTAGAAGTCTGTCAAGTTGAGGACAAGAACGAATTTTGTTGGGGTGATTTTATCAAACCAAATAAATTAACAAAGAATTGGATTATCTCATCAATTCGTGACATGAGGATACCACGTGGTGTCTTCGATTTTTCTTCCAATCATGTGTTCAAGGACGTGGTAGAGCTAAACAGACAACAGTACTGTACTATGTTGTTGTACATGGCTCAAATACCGGACACACCAGATTATCCATTGACAGGCGAATCTTTTTCTGTTTTATTGGAAAAATTTAGGGCTAAAGTAGATATGAAATTACCTCTACGAATGTCCCCTCCTATGGCTCAAATCAGCATGGGGGGTGTTACTAAGAATATTGGTCCAAATTTAGCATTGGAACGTGTGCGCAAGAATTTATCATTGATTAAGGCAGGATTGGAAATGGATACTGCTGTGTATTTCACCGGGGGTGAGACACTTAAAGAGATCAAGGAGAAGATTGGAGCCAAACTAATACATGTAGATGAGAGTGTGTCTCATGAATGTATCAAGTACACTGCTAAAGAAAACGATTATTTCTTTAAGTATTTCCCAAAACTAGTGCAAGCAACAGTCATAAATCCCAAACAAAAATTAGAGAGTGGGTTGACCTTACCTAAAATAGTAGAAGATTCGAATGATATTTTAGATGATGTTGCTTTTGGAATGAACACTCCTAGCAGTGCAAAACGCTTTGAAACCGCAGGTGCGGATCTGGATTTAAAGCTTATACCTATTGGACAATTACCAAGTAGACGAAGTGATATCTTCAAGGATTGTGACGAGTTACTTAAAAGTTACGACACCGAAGATAGTGATGATGAGGAACAAACAGTAAATACTTATTTACCAGCAGGGTCATTATATGTAAATAATGAATTAAAGGAGGCAATTGCTCCTGAGCCTAAGGTAGAAATAAAGGTTGAAGAAGTTCCTAAGAAATTGAAAGAAGGATCGTACGGATCATTAGAGCTTATGAAGCCAATGGTTAGTACACGTAATACCTATTCAGTTTTATCAACTTTACCGTCGAAATTAGTCAATAGAGAATGCAAGGAGATGGACACTACTGTTTCTAGTTGTGGAAGGGTTTACAAACCAAATGGGGAGTTATCAACAGGTGTTGAACAAATTGATGGTTTTGGAGTTGCTATGAAAGAACAAATGCATCATAATGTGATGAATGTTAGTGCTACATTAATTGAAGCTTTGAGAAAGACGATTAATGTGATTGTGGGAGACAATTCTTCGATGGAAGATGTGAGAGACCCAGAAGAGATGATGTTGGCATTGTCAACAAAATTTCAAGCATTAGCAGGCACGGATGATCATTTGTACCCATGCTCCAAAAATTTTGAAATGTTTGACAACAAATGGTATTCTAATAGAGTGATAGATGCAAAGAATTTTGACAGGTATCGAACAGGACGGGGTCCACTCGCTACTTTTGCTTGGGATATGAGACGGTTTGCGTTGGTGGATAAATTGATGGGTGACAAAGAACTCAATTTAATAACCACACCAAATAGTGTTTCATGGGACAGGTGTCAAAAGGGATCACACTTTAGGATAATTTCAGTGACTAAACCACTGAATGTTGACTTCAAAAATGATTGTAGAATTGTGTCTCTTAAGGGTGCTGACCTTAAATGTCGAAATTATCACATCTCCGTTGCTACTGTTGAAATATCAGCAGATTATGTAGGAGGTGATTATCGAGACCAAAAGACACGTCGTGTAGTACGACAAGATACTCATAAGATACCATTTATCTGGGAAGCTATGGACTCATTGGTAGCTAGTAAGAAGTGTTTCTTTTCAACAACGGAAGACTTCATGACTACTGTCCAATCCATAGAAAGTACCTCATTAGCTAATTTCAATATACCTTTGGTGGAATTAGTTCTTGGAACACGAAAAATGGCAGTGCTTAAAGTTGCTACTACACTCAATACCCAATCAAATTTTCTCTTCACCCCTCCAGGCAGGGGATAGCATATGCCCTATACGGATATAGCCTCGATGAAATAACGGTCAACTTGCCTCAGCCGACTTCATCGTTAAAAATTAAAATAATTGAGGCCCAGCGCCGATTGGATCCATCGTTTGTTTCAATTGGCGGTATATTGGAAGGTGCGGTTATGTTTGCACCAAATGTATGCGACACGGAGATGCGTGTTGCTGGTAATGTGAAGCGAATCGGTGCTGATTTGCCTTATGTCCATGAGTCTACTTTCAATGACATTGGACGTTTTGTTAATAAGGTTTTTATACCATTTTTCTACCCAGACGTCACTGGTTTTAAGTTGATGACAGTAGGAGAGTGGTTGGATACAAGAGATTTTGATCTTGCCAAGAAGGCAAGGTTCATGAAGTATTACAATGAATGGGTTGAATCAGGACGCAAACCTAAGCGTTCTGACATTGTAGTTGATACTCATACAAAACTTGAGTTTTATCCTGAAGCAAAATTCTATCGTGGAATATTTTCACGATCTGATAGATTTAAAGCGGCGTATGGGCCACTTGTTTCTTCTATCGAGAAAATTGCTTATAAGATCCTCCCTTTTATCAAAAACGTTCCTGTTGTTGAGCGTGCAGCTTTTATTAATAAACTATTTCAGAATTTACGTGTTTATTTAAATGATTGTACTGCCTTTGAAAGTTCTAGTCATCCTAGTTTGATGCGTAACGTTTTATTACCGATTTATCAACATTGTTCTAATCATGAGTATGATGAGTATGTCTCAGATTATATTGAGGCATTATGTGGTATAAATAAAATAAAATGTTCAGATTATAAGATGCTTGTGAATGGGAGAAGAATGAGTGGAGAGATGGACACCAGTTTGGGCAATGGTCTAATAAACCTTGTCATTATTTGTTATGTTTTCTGGAAGAAGGGGGGGTCATTAAGTGATTTACTTATCATCATTGAGGGTGATGATTCACTGTTCCACCATCTAGGTGGAATTGAGGTTAATTCGGATGATTTTAGAAAGTTGGGATTTAATGCCAAACTAGAGTCATCTGCACACGTTAGTGATGCGTCGTTTTGTGGGTTAATTTACCATGAAGATGATCTCATTAATATTGCTAATCCAATGACAATTCTAATGAAGTTAGGCTGGGCTGATGCTCGGTATGCTAATTACCCTGATAGGATAAAGTTAGAGTTATATAAGAGCAAAATCACCTGCATGATTGTGCAGTATTATAAGACTCCAATTATATACCCTTACTGTCTTTCAATGTATAAACAACTCAGTAAATCGCGTGTTAAGACGGATAATTACTGGGATCAACAAGTAGTTAAACAAATTGGAACAGTGGATGTTTCAAAAGAATACCCAATTCCCATAGGAACGCGTCAGAAAATGGCTGACTCCTTTGGTATACCAATCCATGATCAGATCAGGATTGAGGATCAGTTAAGATCTTTGAAAGTGGGGGAAAACATTCCAAATGCTTACCTAGACAATTACATTTTACCAATATACAAGGAAAACTTTTATAATAACGTATGTAAAGTATTTAAGAATTCAAGTATTGGACTTTCAGAATGCGGAAGGTCCCTGAACCCTAAACCAGTTCCTAAGAGCTGGATGTTTGGAGAGCTTGGTCTTTGCCCTGACAAATTGTCAGGTGATGAATTCGTCACACATCCATATTATTATGGACTAGACATACCGAGAAGTGCGTGATTTTCCTTAAGACCTAAACTTAGGCACATCGTGAGGCACGATGTATATCAAATAAAGCCCGAGCTTTCTCCTTAGCTCACAGACGTACAAGGAGATAGGTGACCTGACCACCGATAAATGACTAAGCAGGC